TTTATTTATTTTAGGTGCGACACTTTTGACCATTTACTGTTATAGGATAATCCATTATGTTGGATTTAAGATTGAATTAAATCTTACCTACGCCCTTTTACTAGCTTACGGCGTTATAAACTCAAACTAGTAGTGCTCGATTGTGGGTTGTACTGCACTTAAAATTGGGAAACCCTCAGGACAGACCCAGGATCACACCGCAACTTGTTGCCGTCTTTCCTGGGTGCTGATCCCTGGTCTATTGTACGTTTTGCAAAGCGTTTGCGCTGGACGGTGCTAGCTGAGTTCAGACATTAAACGATAGACCTGGGATCAGTTGTGTTGGAAATGGCGTTGGCTGAGCCAGCCATCGTTTGAGCTGTAAAGCGAGATGCTTGCCATAAGACAACTGATCCCTGGTCACATTAGAGATTTGACTAATCTTAAATGATGTCCAAAACGGAGAAGAGACTGGGTTGTTTGCCTCTCGTAACTTTTTTGGTTTTAGTGTGACCTGGGATCAGTCAACGCGCCGCCGCCGCTAGAACACAGAGACTCTGGCGTTGGCTGGTCGTAGTCCCGTCATTTTTCTTAAAAAAAAATAATCAACAAGCAACAAGCAACAAGCGGCCCGGGAGGGTGGGCCCGCGAATCTTCAAGCATATGACCCCGGCCGCCCGCCCCTAGTATATCCTATAAAATCCCTTAAGTCAAATGACAATATTGTCGCAGCTTGTAAATAAATATATTGACTTCTAGATATCCATCATTATATTGGATGCAGAAAGAGAGGACATATGAAAGTAAAAGAAGCAAAACAAATTACCGGATCACTGACTCGAACGTCTAAGATGCCGGGCCTAAGTTACAGCTTGCCAGCCTGGGAATGCAAAACCGGGAGCAAGTTAAGAAAAATTAAAGGCAGCGTCTGCGCCAGCTGTTACGCTCTGAAGGGTAACTATACAAGATACAAAGCAATTAAGGCTGCACAGTACCAGCGACTAGAAGCACTGAAGCGTCCGGGCTGGGTTGCTGCAATGGTTACACAAATTAAAAGACAGAAATTTTTTAGATGGCACGATGCCGGAGATATTCAAGATCTTGATCATTTAAATAAAATTTTTGAAGTATGCAGGTTGACACCTGGCACCCGTCACTGGATGCCAACACGAGAAGCAAAGATACTCAACCAAATTCAACCTGAAGTTGTACCAAAAAATTTAATAATTCGTATGTCCTCGCATATGATAGACCAAGGGCCCGTTAACTTCTGGCCCTGGACGTCAACGGTGACTAGTAAGGGCGGCGCGAGCTGCCCAGCACCGAAGCAGGGCAACAGCTGCCAAGATTGCCGGGCTTGTTGGGATAGATCGACAGCGAATATTTCTTATGGTAAACACTAAAAATGATCTGGAAACATCCGAAATATTACAAAGAGCTTGAGAAGATAAGAAAAGAATGGGAGAAGCAACAAGCTTCAAGCGCGAACCATCAAGCTAAATCTTCAAGCAACAAGCGACAAGCATCAAGCCCTGTCGCAGAAGCATCAAGCAACAAGCCTGAAACAACAAGCTCCTGAATCTGGTCCCCTGTATAAAGTTTCAAGCAGCCGGAAGCGAGGGACTTTACGAGGATAAAACTATGCCTCGGATGTTTCACGTGAAACGCAATTTGGTGTGGTGAAATGCTTAATTTGTTACGTTTTGTTACTTTGAATTCAATGGTAAAAAATGTACCTTTTTTGTTGTATGCCAACACATCTGGCGTACCTAAACTGCTAGTATTTTCAAGCCTTGTGTACGAAATGTTTGGTGTATTTTTTTTCCAATATTGATAAAATTTTGCCTCTGGTCCCATCGATTTTTCGACGTAACAATTGTTTACGCTTTTTTCTTAACTGAACCCATTCTCCAACTCTCAGAAGCAATATCAATCACCAATCTATGTGATTCTCTTGCACCAATTATATTATTTTCAAATAGAGTAATTGAATGAATATCAAAGTGACCATCCGGAGAATGAAACTCTCCCCTTGGTAGTCTAACCTGTACCCTAGCATTTTGACATGTGGGTGACTTTAAAAAATTGTCCAGCTGTTTAGCTAGTTCTTTCGCATTTATCATGTGGTTGACTATTACGTTATGTTACGTTAAAAGTCAAGCTATGGGAGTACCTAAAAGATTGACCGAAATGCAGCTAAAGTTTGCCAACTTGTTGGTGACTAATGAGGGACGTATGCATGCGTATGAATGTGCTATCGAAGCTGGCTATGAGAAGGATAGAGCTAGAATCACAGCATCAGAACTACAAAACCCTCAGAAGTTTCCATTGGTTGTAAAGTACATAGGTGAGCTTAGAGAAGAGAACCAACAGAAGTATAAGATCGATATAGAAAGCCATCTTACTGAGCTTGGTAGACTACGAGACGAGGCAAGAAAGAACAAAGCCTGGTCTGCAGCTACAAATGCAGAAGTAGCACGTGGTAAAGCAGGAGCTCTGTACGTAGAACAAAAAATGATATTGACTGGTGACATCAAGAAAGCCAGCATAGAAGATATGCGTAAAGAGTTTGCAACTATCATGAAAGAGTATTCACCTTTGATAGACAGCGAGACTCAAGAAAATATAGATGAAAAAATTATTCCTAGAGTTAAGAAAGTTTCGTCATCTTCTTTACCCATTGACGAGGAATCATCGTCCGATCTCCAAAAGTAATTCCGTCTTCATCTTTATCATACGAAGCAAATATTTTGATATGGTTTTTTGTTTTTTCATATAGCCAACCTTCATTTACAGGGTTAGCTAATTTCATTTTATCAAACTCCTTATCGTTAGCCCAGGCAGAATCAGACACACAATCAACCCACTCTACTCTGTATTTGTGGTATGGGATATCATTATTGATTTTATCAATTGTATTTAATTTTCTCTTCTTGGGCATAGCTCTCTATAACATCAGGCCTATAGGTTTTCCAGAATTTTAAATGCAAAAATCGAATTCAAAGTACTCGCGCGGCCCCTGTCTTCAAAAAACGTTGGTATTCCTTGCTGATCACCAAAGTGCCAGATCACCTCTCTTTTTCTAAAGGGTTTTGTCAAATTTAATAATTTCAAAAAACCTATAGGTGGTGATGAACCGCATAAAACCTCACTTTTTAATTGTGGCAATGTTGCCTTATTTATATAGTTTAGAATCATTCTAAATTAGAATAGTATTTGTCAACTCGCTCTAGGAATTTATGTTGATATTTGATAAACTCCTTGCCTTTTATTTGAAATTTTTGGAAATAATAGTCTGGTGTACACATTAAGACCACACCCTGAGTGATCTCAGTATTGTAGACCTGGTTATGAGCCATAGCATACGCCCCTAGCTGCATGAAATAATCTTCTATCCACTCCTTACGTTTAGGCTTGTTTGATTGTTTAAAATCAATAATAGAATCTTCATAATCATATACGCCCACTAAGTCCGTTGCACCTGCGTACAGGCCAGGATAGTACAAAGTTACTTCTGATCCCCATATCTCTGACAGATCTCCTAGTCCCTTGTCGATTATCACTTGAGCCATGTCGCCTGCCACCTGACCCTCGTCGGTTAGGTCCTTGTGTCCTTCTCCTAAGATATACTTCTCCAGGTGATAGTGCATGTTGGTACCCCTGCTTGCCGCTTGATCCTTGACTCTTGTTGCCTGGTCCTCGCCTACCCGCGCCTTCCATCTATTAATCGAGTCTATCGCCTCCTGAGATTTAGTCGCTGATAGAATAGTCGTTACACTAGGTAACTTCTTACCAGTTATCTCGTAATGTCTTTTACCTTCTATCGACGTTCGCATCGACGCCGGGTATTCGTATAATTTATTCCATTTAAAACTCAATTCCTATTACCAATCCTTTCTTCCCACCTTTTTCAATTGCAGGTGCAATAAATAATTTATCTTTCTTATATCGTAACATCGGTACAACATTCGCGTATCCATAACCTGTAACCAGTCCAAGTTCAAATCCATTATGTGTCATACCAACGTAAGCAGATATATTATCTTCACTATTATAGTAAATACCTGATATCACAGCATCTTTTTGACATCGTGCGTGTGGATGTATCGAGTTATAATTACCCTCTAATCCTACATGCATAGACAAAGCTAACATTAAACTAAGACAACTCATTCTAAACTCATCGCTTGTTTATATTCATCTAAACTTACAACATTACCATTCATAATTCTTTCTTTAGAATAATGCTCTATGATCTGTTGTATCTTGTCTAGTTTAACATGTGCAAATGGCCATATCAATAGACATACTTGGTATGCATCTCTAAATGTACATCGCCATTTCCATTGTTTTAAATACTTTGTGCCATCTTTTCTAAATCCTTTTACAGTTTTAGGTCTAAGAGTTCCTACACCCAACACTTCATGGACCCAAACCAACACAGAATAATCTGTCATGGTAATTTCCATACTGATACGCATAGAATTAGAATATCGATAGCCTTCGCCTTTGTG